ATAACCATCTTCTATTCCACAATAAATTAAACTGAACGCATCATTAAAAGTTAATTGTCCTGATGCTAATTTGTTTAAATCATTCATTGTTGCTCCAGTCATTAAACTGTATTTTCTAAGAGCGTTAAAACCAAATCTAACTGCCATTTTGTGTTCTCCAATTTCTAAAATTTCATATTTCATTTTTCTAAGTTTTTTGTCTTTTCTGATATTAAAAGAAACCAACCCCCGCACTCAGAAAAGAAAACGCAAGGGCTGGCTCTAATTTATAAACTATTAAGAAGCAATAGTTTGTGCTAATGCTCCAGATCCTTGAAAAGAAACTGAAAAAGTTGCAGTATCTTCATTAGGTGCTGAAAGTGAAGCTGATGTTAACCATGCTGTTCCGGTATATTTAGTATCTCCTGTTGTAGTTGAAGTAACTCCAAAAGTTAAAGTAAAACTTGCTCTTGTGTGAATATATCCTGTAAATATTTCGCTTAGAGTTTCATTTGAAATTGCACTTCCTGCTGGATCTAACCATGCATACATTGCATCACATGAAACATCCCAGTTTCTGTAACCTTCCATTGCAGTTTCCCATCCGCCATCTTCTTTATTACTTGTAGAACGTGGGCTATGGTTTACATTTAGAGTAGCACTTGTTGAATATGCAACTAAAGTTCCTCCAATGTAAACTCCAAGATCAGTTCCGTTTAATTGTCCGTTTGCCATTTTTTTTATTTTATAATATTAATATTTATTTTATTTTTGCTCTTCTTGAGCTTTTTTTGTTTTCGTTTCTTTTTTTACTTTAATCTTTTCTGGCTCTCCATATCCGTTTTTTTCCAGCCATTCATATTTTTCTTGAGTTACATCAATAATTGCTCCAGCTTCTAAAGTTTTTATTGAGTTTACAACGTATCTTCTTTTTAATTCAAATTTCATTTCTTTATTCGTTTGTATCAATCCATCCATTATCTGGATTGTTGATGGTTTCTATTATTTCACTATGAGAATATATTTTATCCCCACTTAAAAAATCTGGCACTTCTCCAATAAATTTAATTATTGTTTTAGTTCCATCTAAATTATATCTTAATGTTGCCGCTGAAGTTTCAATTACCTTTTGAAAATCAACTGAATCAACATAACTTTTTTCTATTATAACATACTTTTTTTCCATATCTTTATTCTGGAACATCAGCTTGAAAATCTGTTGATGTCATATTAGTCATTGTTCCATTGTTACCATTAGTAGTTACATCAATAATAGTTGGGAATGAAGATTGTCCGTCAGGATCTCCCATTCTCCAATACCCTATTAATCCTGCCATTTGTGCTATATCATCTGCTACTCCATAGTTATATATTTCTGTTCTTTGTGCTGAGGTTACTTCTGTATTAAATATTGCTACTTCATCTATTGCACCGTTAAAAAAGTCTGCACCTGTTGGTGTTGCACTTGCAGCATCAGCACCAATAAGTAAGGGCACAGGTGATCCTGAATAACTTATCAGGTTTCCTGCCGTTGTACTTCCATTTGTTGTTCCTGTAGTGTCGTTGTTGTGATAAATTTTTGACAACCCTGTTGTTTGGTTATACGTTGCTATTATGTTTTTCCAACCTGTAAATGCTTCTGTTGTTGCTTCATCAATTGTAGCATATATATATCCTGACCCTATTCTTAATTCAAATTGTAATGTAGTAACATTACCCCCACTATTAACTAACTTTATACCCCAACCCCCTGAACTAACACACCCTAAAATATACTGTGTATCAGATCCTGTTGTTATATCCCAAACACTAGGTTTTACCCATAAAGATATTGTTAATGCACTTGTTGGCCTTAATACTGCTGAATCATTTACCGCAACAAAATCATCAACTCCGTCAAATGTACAAGAGTATTTATTAAAAGTAGGTGTACCATAGAAAATGTAGTTTGTTCCGCTTGGTTCAGGGTGCTGTGTGTATTGTACCTGTTCTGTACCTGCTTTTTCATCAACATACATTTTTCCCTTAGTTACTAAGCCCTGCACTACACCATTGTCATTATTTACTGGCAATACATCAGTTTCGCTTACAGGTGCTTTATTAGCTGTTACAGATACAGTGCCAATCCAACTTACTTCATATACTTCATAAGTCCAATATCCAGCAGGCTCAAAATTGACCTTTCCTGTATAGATGTCAGTTATTATATTATAGTCAAATGTAAACTTGGTAAATCTATTATTTATAGTTTCTGTTGCTCCATAAGAATATTGTACAGACTTATCCATAACATTTGTAAATTTTAACAAATGCCTAATATTGCTGCTTGCTACTGCGGTGTTGATTCTATTATCCTCAGTTTGCAGGTATGTTGTTAGATTGGTCTTAGTGATTGCTTGTATCATCCTACTATATAATAGAAAAACCTTGTTTTTATTTGCTATAAAAGAAAAGAGGGCTAAAAAGCCCTCTAATCAAGAAATATATAAAAACTACTAATAAGATTAAGAAGTAGTAGGGAATGTTCCTGCTTCATTGACAAAGCCAGACTGATCCCATGGAGTTGTTGTATAATCTTCTAAGAAAGCAAAAGGTATTGCTTCCATGCCGTCAAAGGTCATAGTGTATCCGTTTCTGTCACCAAATGCTGCCCCACTATCAATCGTTCCTGCATTTAATTCCATTCCGTTAGCCATTCCTAAAGCAATAAACACGTCATGCCCATTAGCTAACTGTTGGTTTAATTGTGCAAAAATTCTTACTTTAGTTTGACCTAAAAGTTTTATTTCGTTTTGATCTTCTTTTGTAAGTCTATTTAAAATTATGTTAACAGTTGGAGTGTAATAGATAGTTCCATTTTCACGACTACCAACAATAGTGTCAGTAACACTAGCCACTCCAAGCGGCATAACATATTCAAAGATAGTAGTAGAGTTCCAATCAATCGCATCAATTTCTAAAGGGTGTGTTGCATCATAAGTATAAGATACGTTTGGGTCAAATACTGAGAAAAATATTTTTTTGACACCTCCTGATATTCTATTACAATCAAGTCCTCTACCTTTTGTTAAATTTGTACAAGCCATATTATTTTATTTTTTAAAGGTTAAGAGAGCAAGGGTTTTTACACCCCTGCTATCATGATTAATTTTATTATGATACTCTTACAATATCTGAACCTACACCAGTTTGAACACCTGCTGAATAGCGACAAACTACACGTAAATTATCACTACCGTCAAGTTGGCTCATGTCTAACATATTTATTCTTGTTGCATCAGATAATAAGTCAGTTCCAAAGAACATGTTTGATTTTTGTGCAATTACAAGCTCATCATTACCCATTCCATTGCACATAGCAAGTTTAAAACCTTGATATAAAGGTTTGTAATCACCATTCATTTGATAAGCATTTACATATCCTAAAGTAGATACTGCTGCAATATACATTTGGTAAGAAGTTGGTGACAAGTAAATATGCAAGTCATCTTTACCATATAAAGCATCTGAAACAGAATCAACCCCTGCTTGTAAGTTAGCTAAGATATTTGCTGCTGTAAAAGGTGAAGCTGAAGCTGCGGTCTGAACAACTGTCGCATCTACACCTGGAAGTAATAATCCTACTGCACCTGTAACCATTCCTGTGAACTCACCTGAGTTAGCAGTGTTGCCTGTCCATATACATTTTTCTGTGTTAGAAGCTATAATCTCACCTATATAAGAAATAATGTAATCTTCAAAAGTAGCTGATGGATTACCCCCTGCCCCTGCTCTCATTGTTAAAGCTTCCCAAGAATCTAAAAGTTGCTTCTTACAAATGTCAAGATTTACTTGAACCAATTTTGGCTCAATAGTTTTTTCTGTTAATGCTAAAGTTGTTCCTGCATTTTCGGTAAAATCACAAGTAGCATCATGAACCATTGATGTTCCCTCAATACGAGTGATGTTTGATTTGTACTTCACATTTTCCATCATTGTAAAGTAGTCTAATGAATTTACTGCTTGTAGGGCGGCACTGATATAAAACCCAGCACTTTTCCCTTCAAAGTTTGGTTGTGTTACTGTTGGTAAAGGCATAATTTTTCTTTTTTTTAATTATTTATTTATTTATTTGATAATGTGTAAAGTATTTTTTCTCTTTTACTCATTTTACTTAAATCAGCTTTGAGAACTTTATTGTTTTCTGAGCTGAATTTATTTGTGTTAATTGGTTTGTCAGCAGGTGATTCTGCTAATTCCGTTTTTAGTTTTTTGTTTTCAGCTTTTAACTTTTCAATTTCTTCTTCTGCTGAAAATTCAACTACTTCAGTTGTTTTGATTGTCTTTGGGTTTGTAGATGGCTCAACAACTTCTTCTGCCATTTCTTCTACATCTCCTGTTTCTCCAATTCTAGATTTAAGATCAGCAATAGCGTCCTCAAGATTTTTCACTCGTTTTTCCATTCCTGCCCAATCATCAGCAGCAACTTCATCATCATCTTCACCTCTATCTTCACCTAATTCTTCTTCTTTAACTTCTGCCATTTCTTCTTTTTCAGCTTCAACTTCTTCTTCCGTTTCAGATTCAATAACCTCACCAACTACCCCTTCTTCTTCAACTCTAAAAGATACGCCTGTGTCAGTTTTATAAGTTCCGATAGGTAAAAGGATTGTCGTTCCGTCCTCAGTCAAAACGCTTATATCCACCCCTGATTCTAATTCCTCAGCAGTAGAAACAAAGATTGTACCATCTTCGCTTTTTGCTTGCCAAGCCAATTTAACTTCTTCTTCGGCTTTGTTTAAGCCAAGTGCTACTAGTATTTGTTCTTTAATATCCATAGTTTATTATTTAGGTTCTGCTATATAATAGAATTATTTTTGTTTTGTTTGATTTTCCTTTATTATTTCGTTTAAAGCTGATAGTATTTCTTCATCAGTAGGTGCTTTTTCTGACATCTTTTCCATTTTGTCCGTAAAATAACCTTCGATTGATAACCCTTTAAGTTCACCACCCTTAACTTTACTCCACAATTCATCATTTGTTATTTTCATCTTAACAAACCACGTTCCGTTAGGCAA